ATACCACTCCCGACGTACAACTCCTTCTTAGAGCGAGTATTGAGGAGTTCTCCAAAAACTGTCGATTCATTTTCACTTGTAACTACAAAAATAAAATCATTGAACCCCTCCATTCGAGATGTGCTGTGGTTGAGTTTGGTATTCAGGGAAAGTATAAACAAGACATTGCAATAGCATTTTTTAACAGACTTGTCTCAATTTTGGAACAAGAAAAAATAGAAGCAGATAAAAAAGTTTTAGCAGAATTGATTAATAAGCACTTCCCTGATTGGCGTAGGGTTCTTAATGAGTGTCAAAGATACTCTGTTGGTGGTAAGATAGATACTGGTATACTTGCTCATTTCAGTGACGTAAAGGTCAATGATCTCATTAAAAATCTCAAAGCGAAGAACTTTTCGGAAGTACGTAAATGGTGTGTCAATAACTTGGACAATGATCCTTCTGTATTATTGCGTCGTCTTTACGATAGTCTTTACGAATCCCTTGTCCCTAGCACTCTTCCTGCTGCCGTTCTTATTATTGCGAAGTATCAGTACCAAATCGCATTCGTCGCAGACCAAGAGATAAATATGCTGGCATGTCTTACTGAAATAATGGTGGAATGTGAGTTTAGATAAACCTTTCAATCAAATGAATAATAATAAACCAGATATTTTATTAGAACTGCAAACAGTTAATATAGATGAATTAGAAAAGGAAGTTGATAAATTAACCGATACTGAATGGGGTGAGTGGGGATGGAGACAATTCGTTTCTCGATTTCCTCATGGACATACTAATAGTTATCCATTTATTTGGAGTCAAGATCCTGTAAATAATGTTATTAATATTTCCAAATATAATCAAAGAACAAAAATATGGAGGTTAGTAAAAGGGGCAATAGATTGTATTTCTAAAAAATATAATGGAAGGATAGTAAAATGTATGTTAGTTAAACTTCCTTCTCGTACAAAAATTAGTAATCATGTTGATAATCAATTTAGTTTAGTTAATTCTCATAGGTTCCATTTACCTATTAAAACAAATTCTGATATTATTTTTTACATTGATTCTCTTCCATATTATTTTAAAAGGGAGCAATGGTATGAAATAAATAATCAATTACCTCATGCTGTAGAAAATAATTCTGATAATGATAGAGTTCATCTTATTGTGGACATCATGCCTTTTTCTATAGCACGTTTATCAAACTTGAAGTTTAAATATGTTAATTCTAAAAAACCCTTTGTGATAGATCTGTCAAAAAATACTGTTTAGAATTGACATTATTTTCTATAAGTCTTATACTAGTATCAAACTATGACTAATCATCAAAAAATTGAAGCAGCAGAACAAAGAATTAAAGAACTGCAGCTCCTCATTGAATATTGGAAAAATCAAAAATGATCACTAAAGAAAAACAACGTAACCAAGTGAAATCTAAATTCTATTACATCTTTTGGGGTGTAGCAGGACAACTATATGTTGGGTCTGGATATAGAATGTTTGCTCGTTCTTTAAATAGAATCTTTGATACTGTTGAAGTAGAAGTTGGTAGAGAGTATGATGGTCGAAGATATTATTAAATGAGTCTAGAAGATTGTTTTTTTATCTCTTTAATATTTCTTGAAGAGTTTATCAAAAGAACATTGATTGGTGTATACTATACTTGGCAGAAATTTGATTATTGGAATTTTAATCGGAAGTTACCGAAATGAAATCATTGAAAACCCCTCTTCGTTATCCTGGTGGCAAGTCTCGTGCTTGTACTAAAATGGATCCATACTTCCCAGATCTGAGTAAGTATGCAGAATTCCGTGAACCATTTCTTGGTGGCGGTAGTGTTGCTATACATGTTAGTAAAAAGTATCCGCATTTAAAGATTAGTGTTAATGATCTTTATGAACCCCTTATAAATTTTTGGATTCAGTTACAGCAGTTTGGTGGTGATTTAACAGAGAAGATACGTAATTATAAATCAACTCATCCAGAGCCAGAATCTGCTAAAGAACTTTTTCTGGAGTGTAAGAATAGAATAAATGATAAGAGTCTTGATTGTATAGAAAGAGCAGCAGCATTTTACATAGTGAACAAGTGTTCTTTTAGCGGATTGACTGAGAGTTCTTCTTTTTCTAAACAAGCATCTATTTCTAATTTCTCTATGAGAGGAATTGAAAAGTTACCAGGATATTCTGAGATAATTTCTCATTGGCATATCAATCAATATTCTTATGAGTATTGTCTTCGAGAAAATATTCATGATGATCTTTTTATATATCTAGATCCTCCTTATGATATTAAGGATAATCTTTATGGTAAGAAGGGTGAAATGCATAAGGGATTTGATCATGATGAATTTGCTGATAATTGTAGTCGGAGTAAAATAGATATGTTGGTTAGTTATAATTCGGATCAACTAGTAAAGAATAGATTTACTAGTTGGAATGCTGCTGAGTTTGATTTAACATATACTATGCGTTCTGTGGGTGAGTATATGAGAGAGCAAAAGAGTAGGAAAGAATTAATATTAATGAATTATGATGTTTCTCAAGTAATAGAATAATGAATATTGTTTTTTATTCTTACACAAAGAGTAAGTATGATCATGTAAATGATCATGAATTAAAAAGATTTGACCATAGTATTCGTTCCCTTCGAGAGTTTAATGATGAAGTACCTGTTTATTTGTTTTGCGATGACCCTGAGTTTATTCCCCCTTATTTCTCTTTGGAATATGATGTAAGAGTTTTACCATTTGAAAAGCAAGTCAATCATAGGATGACTTTTATCTATAGATGGTTTAATTTACAATACTTTGAGGATGATGAAGGAACTTATCAGGATGCTAATATTCTATATGTAGATTCAGATACTATTTTCTATGGTGATGTTCAATATATTTTTGATCATTATAATTATGCAGAAGTATTTGGTAGAGAAGAGTTTGGATTTAGGCATGATCCTAATAGTGGAGGTGGAAAGAATATAAGAAAGGCACTTGATTATGTGGATCAGTGTATTGTAGATGCTGGTGGACAAGATCAAATATACAAATATTGTATGGGGGTAATGTTATTCAATGATGGAATTCATTTAGATATTATAGATCGTCTAGGTGAGTTAGTAGAGTTGATGTTTAAGTTGAAGGATGGTAAGATTCCTTATCCAGTCCCTAATCCTCGTATAATTGACGAATATGCTATGTGGGTTATATTGAGTAGGATTGGTGTTATTGGTGGTCTCTTCGGCATTCAGGACGTGACTCAGGGGTATATAGAACAGAAACATGAAGAGTTCTTTAATCCCATTGTTTTACATTATACTACTAAGGGAGAACAACAACTGGTCAAAGATGATGAAAGGTTTAGTAATCTGGTGAGAGATGTTGATGAATACAGTGAACAAATTGATCCTTATCATATGTTATGAAGAATATTAAGAACACAATTTTTATCGATTCTTTTGATAGAGATGTTGTTAATTTTTTTAGAGGAAAACTAAATTATTTTAGATCCAATCATCTGTTTATGCAAAAAACAGATGTTATGGCAGGAGATGTGTTTGGAACAGTTAATTTATTAAAGCATGGTGATCGTCAATTTTATTCTTACTTAGATAGAATTAAAAGTAAAGTACAAAAACATATTGGTCGTTCTCTTACATATTATTGGGTACATATGTTAGATTATGAGACAGGTGGAGAAATGATAGCACATAATCATAAACACTCTGAAGATTACACTGCATTACTTTATCTGAATAATTGTAATAATGGGAGTACTTTTTTTATAATTGATGGGGAAAAATATGAGATTTTACCTAAACGTAATAGATTAGTTATGTATCCCTCATGGGTTGATCATGGATCTAATTATGGAACAGACAAGAAAGTATTAGTGTGTGGATTTAAGCATGCATCTGAATTTACTTATGATCAAGAGAAATTAGTGGAGGGATTGCCAATAGATCATCCCCTTCAAGATATAATATCCAACTTAGCAGGAGAAAGGTATGGAACTTAAAGATTGGTTAAATTCTATTAACTTCAATAAGGATAATCTTATTAAAGAAGATCTTTCTGTAGTTAAGGACTATCCTCCATATATTATTAATCGTTGTTTATCAGGACATCTTGATTGTATTCTGTTTGCGAATGAAATGAATAAGTATTCATTCCTTGATAAAGATATGCAATATTCTTTTTATCTAAATACACTTAGGAAAAGGAAGAGATTTTCTCCCTGGCTCCGTAAGGATAAAGTCACGGACCTCGAAATCATTAAACAATACTATGGTTATAGTAATGAAAAGGCATCTAATGCCCTCAAGATATTAACCCCTGAACAAATTAAATTTATTAAACAACGACTTGATACTGGAGGAATGAAATGACTGCTTCTACACAGGAACCAGAAGTTAAATGGTCGCAAGATCAAATGGTAGAGGTAACCTTGAATGAACCTGATGACTTCTTAAAAGTTAGGGAGACGCTAACAAGAATTGGTGTAGCATCGAGAAAGGAAAAGAAATTATATCAGAGTTGCCATATCTTACATAAACAAGGAAGATATTATATAGTACATTTTAAGGAACTGTTTGCCCTTGATGGTAAACATGCTAACCTTACTGGTAACGATGTTCAACGTCGGAATCGTATTGCTCGTCTCCTTGCTGATTGGGGTCTAATATCTGTAGTTAAATCAGAGTCTGTTTCTGATATTGCTCCACTTAATCAGATTAAAGTCTTGGCTTATAAAGAGAAAGGAGATTGGATTTTGGAGCAGAAATATAATATTGGAAAGAAAGGAAAGACTGAGACTAAGGATAAGGAATGACGGTTAACACTATATTATTAATCCTTTTGGTGATCGTTAACTATACAAATTTCTATCTTACTCATATGTATGGTAGGAAACCGAAAAAAAGAGGACGGAGATCATCACCCACCTTCTCAAGGGATCGTGTATAATTAGTTATGTCGCCGTAAGGGACACCAACTAAACACTCGCTTAATAAGGAGAACTATTATGACTAACCTAGCCAGGTATCATGCTGCAAATCTTCCAGATCTT